TTATGGTGCCTTGTAAATCTAAAATGGTGCTTGTTGCAATGGTATAGACATATCCGTGGCTCTCATTCTTAAAAAAGACTTGAGATTGGTCTACTGAGTAGATGAAATCATACTCATCTGAACCATCAACGGGGGTAGCATTAGCAACTCCATTGTCATAGAAGGTAGTTCCAATAATAGTAAGTAAGTGGCTACCAGCGGCAAATATACCAAGTCCTTCTCCTGCAGTTAGAGTCTGATAGGTTTTGAGTCCTGGACGTTTAACGGCTGCAATAGACTCTTTTTTCTCTACTTCAATAATCGCATTACCGAGCTTACTATCTTTGTCCAACGTACCGTCACGACTACCAATATTATGAGCAAGAGGTATACGGCTAATTGCCATAATTAACCCCTAAATCTATAATCAGGTTGGAAAGAAGTAGAAGCCTCTTCTTGGCTCCAATCGGTCATTACTTCTTCATACTTAGCGGCACGTTGAGCTAGTTCAGCACGTACTTGTGCAGGAACACCATACTCAAGGGCTAACTGGTCAGCTAGTCCAAACTTTAATGTATTGAACCATTCCGATGGGAATTGAGGGATTGAAGTAGGAGTTAAGATGTCTGAAATAGGTTGTTGCACTTGTAGGTGGATAGTCCACCCTGCGGCATTTGGGTTGTTAAATACATACAGTACACCATTACCCAACTGTGGGTCGTAATAGACCTGATTAGGAGTACCAGAAGAGGGTTTATAGCCCTGTTGCATATACTCTTGACGTGAGATGACCTGAAGGGTTGTATCGTTCCCCTGAGGGCTTCTAATGAACGCCATAACGACTCTTAATGGGCGGTCACAGACTACATCTCCTGTTGGGCCTAATGTGTAGGTATATTGACCTGCTACCATAGGTACTGGGAGGTCTTCTACTAACCATAAGGGCATACCCTTAGTTTGTAGTTGTTTAATGTACAGGTTTAGGGCTTCTGAGCAGTTCTGATAGTCCTGTGGGGTTGGGCTATCTCCAGCACCAATTACTCCCAATACACGGAGTGCTCCATTAATAACGCTGTCTCTGGATTGTGAGTAACTGGTAGTCATATTATTCCGCTTTTGGTTCTTCAGTAATTAAAGCATACTGTTGTTGTAGTTTTTGAAGCAATGGATATGCCCCTGATTCAGTAGGTAGTTGACCTACTACACGGAGTATAAATGCTGCTTCGTTATCTTCTAATGTAAATGTTTTCATAATTTTATTATTAAACCATAATTACAAATTTATTAAACCCAGGAGGCCCACTAACCATTAATATTTTAGCGGAACTACTGGCAATAACTAAATCAGAGCCACTAACCATATATGCGGCAGGAATAGTAACAGAAGCATTGGTTACATTAATCCATAATTCACAACCTGGTATTAAATTAGTAATAGTGCTAATTGTCGTAGGAGAAGCTACATTAATTTCTAATTTACTCATTGTTCTTAAATCAATAGTTTGATTAGAATCTATGTAACGACAAGTGTTTATTTGGCGAATATACGCATTATATTGACCATTACCATCTTGCACTATTGTAGTTTTACCATTAAATATGTTATTGCCATCAATAGTTACCGCTGCTGACGTATTTGCATTTGTAGCTGAAGTATTGTAAATATCCCAGCCATTTGTTTTGGGAATAAAAGTATTGTTTCCAATGTAACCGCCTATACCGCCTATAGAAGCGTCCATAGCAATTAAAACACCTGAACCAACAATATAAGAATTTTCTACTTTTGGCTCAAAACAATAACTTCCAGTAAACCAAAGACCAATACTATTGTTTAAATAATTTGTTGTATCTACAGTAACGCTTAAACCATTTGACTCCCAATAACAATCCGTAAATTTTATCATTTCAGAGTCACGAATTTCAGTAGCAGCTACACCAGCAACATTTGAAGAGTTAGCGCCTTGAAAATTGCAAGAATAAAATGAATTAGTTATATTAAGTCCAACCATTTTTAATGCTTGTTGTGTACTTCCTAAAAACAAACACATATACCAGCTATTTAAAATACAAGCAGGGTTTACTGTGTCAGTACTAATGTTAAATCCAATACGAACACCACCACTAACAGTTACATTGTAAAAAGAACATCCAATTAAACGACCTGTAGCTTCTAAAGCCCTGTCAAGATTTGAAATAACTACATTTCTAATAACATGATTGTCATTAATTGTGTTTACATCTGTACCTTTAAATAAAATACCAACGCAACTTGCAACACTATTTGTATTAGCTATTGAAAGATTACTAATCTGACACCATTGTTTAGCTACAGTAGTAGCATCCATTCTAATGACATACGTAGCACCTGTTGGTGGAATAAGAATAGTGCTTAAACCATCACCGTAAAGAATTTGATAACTGCTAATATCAAAAGAACATTGATAAGTTCCTTTAGGAATATAAACGGCTTTGCCTGTAGCCACAGCATTTGTAAAAGCCGTTGAACTATTGGTTGCGCCTGTAGGGTCAGCACCAAAATCAAGAACACTTACATATTCTTGTAATTTTTCATTAAAAGGTCTATTAACTGCGCCTGCCGCGCCTTCGTCATACTTTGGAATTAATGTTGTCATATTTTGCCTTATTCAATATTTGCTGCTTTAAGTCTTGCACGAATTGATTGTAATTCAGCCACAATATTAGCAATAATTGTTGGGTCTGAAGCATCAATACCTTGATAAATAGGATTATCATTTGAATCTAATTGATTAGGTTCACCTACAACAGCAGTAGGACATATAGTTTGCAATTCATCTGCAATAAATCCTGAACTTTTAACATTGCCATTTATCCATGTATAAGTTCTTGGCAACATTGAATCAATAAAAGTTCCACTATTTGTTAATGGAAGAATGTTTGTTTTTAATCTTCTATCTGAAGTAGTTGAATAAACAGTTGCTAAGTTTGTAGCTGCAATATATCCAACAGTTACAGAATTTGTTTGAAATACATAGGGATACCAAGTAGCTGTAGAAGTATTTGTTGCTAATGACCCATAAGTTCCTGAAGTTTTTAGACTAAATATTTCTCCAGCAACTGTAGCAGAAGTTCCTAAAAATATATTGTTATTCACCGATAGATTACCTGCTCCTGCATCTGTAGTGTTACCAATAGAAACACCGCCTGAAGCAGAAATACGCATTGCTTCAGCACCAGTAGTTGCAAAAGTCATTGCATCTACATTGTGGAAATAACTTATATAGCCTCTAGTATTAGTAGAGTTATTGGCAAATAAAACTTCGCTATAGCCAGCACCGCCATTAGATACATTGGCTTTAGCAATTAAATCTGCCACGGTGCTTGCAGTGCCAACAGTAATTGAACCTGTTAATCTGCCATTTCCTGTTACATCTAAATTAACTGTTGGAGAAGGTGTATTGACACCTAATCGTTTATTAGTGTTATCCCAAAAAAATCCTGAATCTTGAGTAGGAGTTGTAGTTCCTTGTCCAAAAGGTACATAGCCCGTTGTATAAGTTACAGCAGGTGCTTTGTTGTTAAATGTAGTCCAATCAGTTGAGCTTAAATAGCCATTAGAACTTGTGCTTGATTGCACCATGTTTGTAGCAACTAATGGCGTGCTAAAGGTTATTGTCCCTGTAAAGGTATTATCCTCATCTAATTTAGGAAAGTCATTAAGATTTGCACGAACTAAACGAAGAGATACTACTGCACCTGATGCAAATATAGTTCCTGTAGTTCCGTCTTGTCCACGAACAATAGTAAATGTAGTTCCTGATACTGCAGTTACTTTAACAATCTCAATAGTTGTTTGTGTAGCAGCATCAGCTAATGTGCAATAGAAATATTGTGAACCTGTAGGAACAGGAAAGCCTGTCGCAGATGTAACAACCATTGAAGTTGCAATAGCAGTAATACCACCATTTAAAGTAGTGTTACAGTTGTTTGCAAAAAGCATATTTGCCATTAATTATCCTTAAACAATGGTAATAATAGGGTCATACAAATACATAGTTGTAGCAACAGCACCCATTGTTACAGTAACTTTAAGCCTTACTTTTGAATTTTTAACTGCTCTATATAAAACAGCTCCTACATTTTCTGTATTTACAACAGTTCCTCCAGAAGCATTTGTAAATGTTTGGGGAGCGCCTACACTAGAATAAGCAGTAGTTGTTGTTCCATCAGTAGATTGTAAATCAAATAAAACAGTATATGATTGTGAGCTTGCTTGTTGAGTTAATAAATCAATTTGCCAAATAGCTTCACCAGCTTTTAAAGGAACTTCAAAATATCCTGTAACAGCACCATTTACATAAATATTGTCGCTTTTATCATATGTAGTCCAAGCAAAACCTTTTTGATTAAAAGCTCCGTTTATAGGTAATGTTTTAAATATCTTTTTATATTGAGCATCTCCTAAATTCACATATCTTGTGTCGTCAGCAATAGATTGCTCAACAATGACAGAAGAATCAAAAGCTGTAGAAGAACCTCCATCTACAAAAGTATATGCAAGAGTATTTCCTGTAGCATTAAATGTATTTTTACCAAAGCGTACATTTCTTACGCCATAAAATCCTGATTCAGCACAATTAATAAATGCAGTAGCAGTAATAGCAACACCCATAGGGCCTGTAGCAGAACCAGTACCGCCAGCAGCATTAGACATAAGCATATAGTTGCTTTCAATTTCAGCACCATTTACATATACACCGCCATTGCCTTTTAAATTAATTTGTCCAAGAAGATTGTTTTCAAAATAATTGCCTTTAATTGAAAATCCTGATGGTAAAGGACTTAATAATGAAGAACCCCATGTAAGATTAATACCATAACCTTTATTTACTTCAAATACGTTAGCTCCTGTTACATTTAATGCAGAAGCTTTCCATCTAATACCATCACTAGCATTACCATATATTCCTGAAGCTGTAACTGTTAAAGCATTTCCGTCTTGGTCAGAAGAAACAATTTGAGATGCAATACCGCAACCACCATTACCTTGAATAGTACATTTATCAACACAAATAGTATAAATACCATTTTGCATACTAATACCATCAGAACCAAAACTTTGAATGGTTACATTTTCAAATAGCATATTTCCAATGTTGCTAGAACCATGAAGGTCAACACCATAAGTGCTTGTAGCTCCTGCGCCATATGCGCCACCATTACCTACAAGTAATATGTTTCTCATTGCAAAAAAACTATTAGCAACAATAAGCGCAGGGCCTGTACCAGTATATTTAATACCGCTATTTTTACTGTCGCCCAATAAAGTTACATAAGCACTAGAAATAGTTATTGTTGATGTAACAAGGTAATAACTTGTGGTAGTTGGAAAATAAAGTGCTTGACCTGGTTTTAGTGCAGTTAAAGCTGCATTAATAGCTGCCGTATCATCAGCAACACCATCTCCTACTGCACCAAAGTCTTTAACAGATATAGATTCTTGAAGTTTAGATTGTACAGTAGTTGTTACTGCTCCAACTCCACCTTCATTGTAATTAATTTCATTAGCATACAAAGTTCCAGATGCAACACTTATACCAACCAAAAATTCGACAATATCACCAGCATTAAGACCTGAATTAAATGTAACTGTGTTTACGCTAGTCTCAGAATAGTTTGTTCCATATACTTGTTTTGAACCGTTTACAAATACCGCTAAGTTATTAGTTCCAGGAGCATAATCAAAGTTAGTCAAAGTAAATACTGTCTGACCTTGAGTTGCTGTAAATACTTGCTCTTCAGTTGATTGAACTGCAGCCCCTGCAATATAGTTCATACCTGCCGCAGTAATACGCAATTGGACGTTATCACCCATGTTCCAATACAAAGGTGTAGTGCCTTCTTGCCCACGCTCAATTGTAAAAATATCACCGCTACGAGCAGTACATTTAACAATCTCAATGATTGGGCCACTCAGACTGATTAAGCTAACGTAGAAGTAGTCTCCACCAGTTGGATTTGGGAATAGGTTTCCAGCATTAGCAGATACCTGCATTGTTGTTGCTGTATTGGTTATTCCGAAAGCCAAATAAGTGGCTGCGTTATTAGTATATAAAGGACGGCCCATATATTATCCTAGTGTATATGTGTCGACAGCATAACCGTCAACTAATTGAATTGTGGATTGTACGATAGTGTATTCGTCTGGAGCTTGTGGACGAGAAACTGGTACAGACATATTATCTCGTACGCCTTTTACATAATCTTGAGGCTGACGAATCTCCCAATCATAGCTACAAACGTATAAACCATCCCAACGGAGCTTTAATTGCGAAAACTTGTATTTGTGACCACAAGCATCACATATACCGTTATAGTCGCCATTCCGTAGGTAATCAGCGTGTCCCATTTTAAATCTCAGTAGGAGAATAAACTGGTATATCACCAACACAAGTATACGTATTGCCTTCATTGGTTGTGCAGGTCATAATTAGTCGATAGGTATTATCAGCGACACCGCCAATAACTCGTTGTGTTGCTTTGCCAAGGTTTAAATTGACACTTCCTGACAATATGGCAGAAGGGTTGGTATCTGTGCCTTGGGCTGTAATAGCCGTGCAGGTTCCAGATGATAATGTTTCAGTTGGCTGCAGAACTGGGTTAAAGTCAAAGCTAAATAGCTCTGATTCTGGAACTAATTTATACGAAAACTGGCTCATTTTGAGACCTTTTTGTTACTTGTGTTTGCAAGGACGTTCCGTTGCTTATACAAGTCAACGAGACGCTCTTTAAATTGTACTACGCTTAACCGTTCTTTATAAAGCTCTGTTACCCTGTCTCTAAAGTCCACCGTAAAGGTATAGCGAATTACTGCCCCTAATTTGGGGAAAAACTCACGGACTAATGTTGCTATTGTAGCCGAAATCGCGGCTAAAGTAACAGATATTTGTTTAAATAGTGAAGCTGTAGTGGTGGATGTGACCGCAAATAACTTGTTGATTAATTTGTTAACTCTTGCGGTAGTTGTGGATGTAACGGATAAGATTACGCCAAGCACAAACCTATGAATTAAAGTAACCGTGCTTGTAGATACATAACTTAGGGTTTTCCCTATGTATCTGATAAATGTGGCAGTAGATGTACTAACCACAGATAAGGCTTTAGGGATGCTTTTAAACAAAGATGCAGTGGTAGTACTAGAAATTGATTTAGTGACCGATATAGCCTTTTTAATGGTTATTACGGAGGCTTCTGTAATAGATAAAAGAAGCAAATGAAAAGCACTTTCCGTCAATACAACTACAGACATCTCGCTAACAAGGGTTAGGGACTTTTTAATTGCCCTAATAAAGCTAGAAGTAGTATTAGAGGCTGCTAATAGCAGCTTATTGGGTAACTTGATTATTGTTGCCGTTGAAACAATGATTGTTGCCGTTAATGTCCTAAATATGGAAGTTATTTTGTTGATTGTGGCTGTAGTAGACGATGATACTGAGAGCGTTCTAAAAAAACTTAATACTCTAGAGATGGTGCTAGTGCTCGTAGATGTTGCAGATAATGTAGGAGTAAGAGTTATCGTATCCTGTGCATTAATTGCGACTCTATTTACACTAGACCCATTTATTGCCATTTTAACTAAATGCCTTTTTCAAGGTATTTTGCACCAGATAGTAGTGTTTCAATATTATCTTTAGCATAGCCAAGCATTAAATTGCAACTTCTGCAAAGAAGTCCTCTAAATGACTTTTTGGAATGGCAGTGGTCAACAAACAAACTTGTTTGATTATTGCATATTTCACAATTGCCAGTATTGTCATTTAATAGCCTTTTTGATAATTCTTCCGATACGCCATATTCATTTTTGTATCGCCATCTATTTGTTGCTTTTCTACTTTTGTCTTTAGTTCCGTTAATATTTTCAGAATATCTTTTTCTACTGTTAATTTTTTCGCATTCTCTGCATTTGCTATGTCTATAGCCAAGTTTTGAATTTCTAAAATTAAATGAATCTAAAGTTTTTAATTCTTTACAAGCCGTACATTGCTTCATATAACCACCTTAGTTACACCTGAATACAGAGCTTAGGAAGGATGTCAGGTTAACATCTTTTCACCCCGTCGGGCTATCCTAAGTTGTTGATTATACTACGAAAATTGAACCTTTATGGTAAACTGAATTGAATCTCCACTGTTTAGTGCAATACCTGTAAAGTCACCCTTTACAAACAAGTTACCTGTTGTTACAGCGTCAAACGTACCAGCATTAGTGATAGTTTGTGATGTTCCAGAGGTTAATGTACCAACAACCTGAAATGTATCATTGGTTGTAGATGTTGTTTGTTGAGTGGCTGTACCAGTAGTACGACTAGCAGGAGAGCTAGATTCAGTAAACAAAGTCGTGTCAGTTGCCGCAGTAGTACCAGCACCAGTTCCCCATGCTACATAAAGGGGTGTGGTTCCAGCACCATTAATGCGGTTAGTAACAACGGCTTTTCCTGTATTGACCAATAGGGTCGCCATTTTATTTCCTTTCTAGGAGTTTTTTAATTCTCCAGATAAAGCGTTTAATTGGGTTTTTATGCCAGTAATCAATAACGCCCAATTCTTCTACTGTTCCGTCTGCACGGGTAACTGTAGCAATAAATTGGATTTCTTTAACGTTGCTGATTGCGTGTTGCATAATTAATCTTTGATAATTTCTAAAACAATTACAAATGATGTATTTAAGGTAGTTGTTGCACCACCCAAAGTTGTCAAAGTAATATTGCCATTAGGTGTTGTTGCGTTATCAGTAAAGCCACCAAATGGGCCAGCTTTAATTTCACCACGACCAGTACATTCCCACAATAGTTGAGGGGTAGCACCATCCCAGTTTAAAGTAGCTTGAATTCCATCTTGAATGTCAAAATTAATACGTTTGATACGGACTGTTTTTGCTAATGTTCCTTGTGCATCAATTGGACTTAATGTACTTGGGTCAAGAACTGTGTAAGCGGTAATATCTGTACCATTAACATATCCTGCAATCTTTAATGTGGCATTTCTATAGCCATCATTAAGGATTTGAAATGGAAGAATGTGAGTACCCATAATTAATAACCGCCTTTAGGCTTCTTTGCTTTAGTTGATTGCATTGGGTTCTTAACTTTGTCTTTAGTCGGCTTTTGAACTGGAGCTTTTACGCCCATTCCAATAGACTGACCTTCACGTAATTTTTTATTAGGCATAATTTTTTCCTTTAAGTTAGAGAAAAAACCCCCTAGAGACCTTTTGGGAAACTAGGGGGAATCGCTCACGTGCGAGTTAATTAAACTCCAGGTGTGCCCCACAATGCACGTGGGTCGCCCCAACCGAAGGCATAACGCTCATACGATTTAGCTTTAGCATTCATCGTATCAAAGTCATTGTCTTGGTCAAACGTGATTGCTTGACGCTCTTGGTGAATCATACCTGTATTCATGGGTACGTTAGCACGGATAAACCATGCTTTAGTACTTGATAGGTAATGGTTCATCTTGATACCTTCTGGCAATGCGTTAGTAGCGTGTAATACGTTTACAGCGTTACTTGCAGTACCAGGAGGGTTAGCACCAGTGTTATATGAATATACAGACTTCATAATACGGTTGGCTTCAAACCAGTTACTTGGATGAACAACGAGGCTCTTAGGCATCAAATTGATACGTAGTCCACGGTCATTCAATGCAAGCATTTGTTGAATAATCAAGTTCTCGATAGCTGCCTCAGACAAGTTAGCTGCAACAGTTAACAAGTTAGAGAAAGTACCACCAGAGGTGTTAGGGTGTGAAGCGTTCAACAGTGATACGCCATCGCCACCAGCATAGCTGTTAGAGAAAGAATTGTTGTATACGTTAGCAGCAACGTTCTCTTTGGTTTGACGCATAGAGAAAGCATTGGCAGCAGCACGACGCTTGGAAACAACTTCATAGAGGTTGTCAGCAAGTTCTTCTTGGGTAACGATGTAGCCCAAGCCGTATGCAACGTTAGTTAAACGAGTTACAAAACCTTGAGTCTCGGAGTCATAAACAACGCCTTGACCTTGTGGTTTTTGTGGAGCAAGACCAAAGCCAGTAGCTTGGACGTACTCTTCGTAGTTTTTGTCAGATGTGCTCGTGTCGAACAAGTCTGTGTATTCGATAGGATGTTCATTGTATGAACGACCCCACCAAGCCTTGATACCAGGCCACAGTGCTTTTGGAAACGAACCAGTTGTAATAATACCAGCCATTTTTTATTCTCCTAATTAAATGCCAGCAGATGGACGTAACATCTCTGAGTTGTTGAACAACACAAAGAAACGTACATAAGGCCCCAAGATGTTACCTGGGATTGGTTCAATTCCAACAATCTTCAATACTGCAGTAGAAGATGTGGTGGTACCTGTTAATACAGTTGCTGACATTTGATTTGACAATGAAGGAGCAGCTACAGTGTAGGATGCGTTCTTATTCATGTCAGTTGTTGCAAATGTAGTGCTGTCGCCTTGGATGCAATAGACTTGGTCTGGGTCATCGTTAACGAGCAGGTAATAGGCTTGTGACTTAGAAGCAGGAACGCTAGTAGTCGTCAAGTCAAGGTTTGTACCCTGAATAGAAGGGTTGTTAGGGTTAGCAATCAATACGCCAGTTACAACACCACGAGGTGTTTGACCAGACGCACATTTTGCAATTGCAGGGGTACCATTAGCATCACCGCCATCAACTGTGTAAACTGTGTCACCGATGTAATACGCAGAGGTATCTGTCGATGGAATGTAGTAAACACGTTGTTGCTGGTTGTTAACGCCACTTGTACCATAAATCACGGCTGAAAAGCCGAATGGTGCGTTTAAATTCGCCATTATGATAAAGCTCCAATTAAATTAAGTTTAGTTCCGTTTAATCGAGATTCCAGCGTTATAACGCCCATCTTGACCAACGGCTCCATTAATGTTTCCACTAGCAATCGCATCTTCTACTTGTTTGTTTTGAAGTTCAATCGTGGCCATATCTTCCTCGTGCCATTCATTTTTAATCTTCATCAAAAAAGCGTAAAGAACATCGCCTTGCTGTGTAGTTCCTACCTTTTGTTTGATTCTGTCACCCATGTCGACGTTTGATGGTGATACACCATTCTCTAACTCTGCCTCACCTCTTGTGACAAACTCATATCCGCTATCTAGTGCTGATTCAACATTTCCATCATCATTCATCCAACACATATGATGACCTGGAATATCAAACTTTACAGCCAAAGTCAGTCTTGGAACACCAATTGAGTTACGTCTAGGGCGCTGTGCCTGTGAACGAACCGTCTCGGTCTCTCGGTCAGATACAGACCGCACTTGTGTTTCAGGACTACTTTGTGTTTTGCTTACTCTTGGCATTATAATACTCCTAACTTATTTTAAGTGATTTTACTATAAATACAATGGTTATTCACCAAAATATTCTTTTAAATATGCTTCTCTTGTAATCAATCCCTGTTTTTCAAACTTCTGACAGGCTTGTTTAGCTTCTGGGGGCAAGTCGTTATATCCTTTACCACCTTTAGAATTAGACTTAGGAGCAGTAGTTCCCTCTACAGGAGATGGGCGAGCACGATTAGAATTGGTAAACTTTTCAGGATACATTTTCTTAACACGCTTAGTAACTTCGTCCAAGAACTCAGAGCCAATCAATGTTGGGTTTTGACGCTTGATAACTTCACCGATTAGGTTAGCTTCATTAGTCAATTCTGTATCTTTACCAAACCAAGTGTTATCTTCATTCCATTGAACAAAGGTTGGGTCAGGCTGGTTTGATGCACGAGCGGCTACAGGCTCAGGTTTTTGGGATTTAAGTTCGTCAATAGCATCATCAATCTGTAGAACCTTATCACCGTCACCAGTAGAGATGGCTTCTTTCTTTTGGTCACGCAAATCTGACATGGCACGGTCATAAGCACGTTTTTCAGTCTCAGCGTGGAACTTTTTAAATTCCATCATTGTGGACTTCATTTCAGATACTTCACGCTTTAAAAAATCGTTGTCTTTACGCAACAGAGCATTAATCTCTTTACCTTTCTTTACAAAGGTTTCTGCGTCAACCCATTTGTCTTCTGGGCCGTTATAGTCTTCTTGGGGAACCCAACCTTGACGTTTAGCTTCTAATAACGTTTCTTCATCAACCTCAGGTGTGGCATCAGATTGCACATCTGCTTCTTGGGAAGGTGAACCATCTAATGATTCGGCCGATACTTGTTCTAATTCTTCACTCATTTTCTATCTCCTAGTTTGGTAAGGCATATATCTAAATCGTTTAATACACGGTATTCTATTCCGTCTTCTGATTCGTCTGGCGTGATAAGCTGACCAGCGTAACGTCCAAACTTGACGTAGTCTCCGACTGCACACCAAGGTTCGTCTTGGTCGGAATAAGCAGTATTCCCAATTTCGACGACGATTCCACCGTCTTGACCAAGCTGTTCTCGTTTAGTAACGTCTTTGGGAATAATAATGCCGCCTTGAGTAACCTCTTCAACTTTGGTTACCTTTACCAAGACACGATGACCCGTTGGCTTCCAGCCACTTGAATTTAGTGTATCGCTCATTAGACCCCCGTAATATCTTCATAAGTCAAATCAAGAATTTGATTGATGGAATATACCCCACCTAATGCAAACTGATTTTCCCCGTCAGTTACAAACTGTCGATTAGCCCACGCCTCTTGGGTTTCAACTTTAGCCTTCTTTAGAAAATTAAAGAATTCCTCAGTTACGTGGTACGTTTTCCATTCCTTGAATTCATTTTCTGTCATACACTCTCCTCAATTAACTTATTTCCTTTTTTCACGTTTTCTAACCAAGGGATAGCCCTTAGATTGTTTGGGACGTGAAGACCACAAACTTCTTTTCCTTGTAGCGGATAAATATGGTCAACGTGCCATTGTGAGCCAGTTAGCCTTGTTTGAATGTCCGCTAATTTATAGCAATTCTTTATTCTCTCATAGTCAACTTCTGTCAACCACTTAGGAGTTGCTTTCAACACACTAGCACGTCTTTTAGCATACATTGCTCTTAGTAATGGTTTGTTTTTAGACTTCCATTCAGCAGTTTTTTTATTCAGCAAATCAGCTTTTTCAGGTCTTTGTAGTTTTTTATCAAGCAGTAATTTTTCTCTATTCTTTTGATAATAGGCTTTGCTTGTTTGTTTTATTTTGTCTTTGTTGGCGAGTCTATATTGACGCAACTGTTCATTGTTGCATACAAAGCAAACATAATCCCCGTGGGATAGTTTTGAAGCAGAGAACTCTGAAGAGAGTTTAAGGGTTAGGCATTTCCTGCATTTGACCTGCTCCGTCATTGCTAGTTTCCTTATCTAAGTTTTGCATCATCTCTATTGACTTAATAATCCCATCTACGTGCGCTCTCTTGGCACCTATTTGGGCTTCTAACATAGCTATAGCATGACCAGATTGAACGCCATCTGCTTGTTCAAGTTCCAATACTGCTTTAGCCTGTAGCTCGGTAATCTTGGCTTGTTGTAGCTCTGCTTCTTGCATGAGTTTGGCAATACCAAGTTTAAATCTGAGTTGGTGATTCATCTGACGCTCATCGTTCTTCATCTTCTCGATTTGCATTTTTTCCGATGGGCCTGGTTTGATAGCGTTAGGGCCTTTAGGGTCAGGGAGAATTTGGTCAATAGCGTTTACTTTGAGTGCGTCTAAGTAACGCTTTTGGACTTCATACATATTGAAGCCACCAGAGGATTGTGCTAACTGTAATACGGCTTGTGCTTGCATCTGACGTTGACTATCTGAAACAACGTTAGGGTCGGCAGCAGGTTTAACTAACTTCATATCCATAGAATAGTCGTCAGGGAGTACGAACTGAAGTTCATTGTTGTACTCAAACTCTACTGGCTCACTTGGCAGATAGAGTTGGTTTAGACGATATAGCTTTTGGAACTCTTCCTTCATGGCTCTCCAAGTACGCTTGTAGATACCATTAAATACTTTCATACCCTGCTCTACTACGTTACGACTTGTCTCAGCAGGAGTATTTTGACCAGGACTTACCCCAGTCATCATATCGGTTGCACCAGCAATACGCTCACCATAGTTGATGAGGAGTTGTAAAAGCTGGAACGATACACCATTAGGTTCACGGATAGGCAATGGGAAGATGTTGGCACGAAGGTCGTCGCCTGTGCTATCTACACGCTTCCACTCATGTGGTTTGAATGTGTAGTCTCCACCTTTAATCTTAACGCCACGTCCTAGGAATCCACCACCAGTAACACTCATCGTACCAGCATCAATCAACTGGTTAACAATAGTATTTACCGAATCATTAGTAGGCCCAAGCAATACGCCAAAGCCAAGGTCATAGAATCCACCGTCTGGGCTAGGTACAAAGCCATACTTTGTGAAGTACTGTTCAGGCTTAATACGGATGATTTCGCCATTGTGGTACTCAATCGAGTCCTCAAAGTAACGTGCGACAATACGGTAGATTTTTCCAGTGTCTCTACGGATGTAGGCAATGTACGGCTCTTTGTATCCATCTTCATCGAAGTCATGCCAAAAGTGAGTTTCAAAAAATTCGTAAGGAGTATCAGGGTCACCTGATTGCTGACGAACACCTTGTGCGTCTTCTTTAGCTTGGGTAAGCATAGAGACGTTAGGAAGACTAGGTTGTA